GGCGATGGTATGAATCTTAACACGTGAAGTTTCAAGAACATTCATCATGTTCATACCGGCAAAGATGTCTCCACCTTCGGACATGATATGAACCCTAATTAGGGGTTCGTAGCCAAAGAGTTCAGCTTTTTTCTTAAGAAGTTCAATCTCCAACTTCTTAAATTTCTCAACGAAGTCAAGAGCGTTTTCGCGATCGACATCGGCATAGAAGAGAATTTCATTCCCAATAACTTTGACACATTCTTCAACTTCATGTTCTTCTTCCTTCGTACTCATTCTTCAAGGCTTTCTTGATTTTAGTTACTTCTCTTGATTTTAAGCCACTTCCAACAGCCAAGTGGTTGATGACGTCGAAGTCTTGAGGTGTGATTCCATACTCCACCAATTTACTTAGGTCTCCTTTTTCTGCATACTTCTTCAAAAGACACAATTCTTCTACACCCAATCCCATTCTCGATTTTTTCTTAATTTCTTGAAATTTTCCCTTTCTCATCTTGTAGTTCCCAAGTTTAGTCCAACAACTCCCAGGTCTAATTTTATCCTTTTCGAGTGGTTCACCTAGACACGACTTTGGTATAGTGAGGGCGTGCAGAACAAAGTAAGGCATGAGACTCCAATTCCCAGATGTGTAGATATGGTTATCAAATAAGTCTGCATCTGAAAATGATTTTGTGATTGTTAAAATATCTACACCCTTCGAATTCAGGTAATTTTCTTGGAAGATGTCCCATATGTGTCCATGCTCAGAAATACTGTCATGAATTTTTATAGGTGTAGGATCGGATAATACTTCATTGATGAATTCTTTAGGGGTTTTGAAATCATCCATCTCATCATGACCATCAAGATATGTGAAAAAATTCCGAATATTTCCTTTGCATCTATAAGCAGCATTTTCAGCCTTTGGACTTTTATCATCTACGAGTGTGAGAAGTGTTTCTGGTTTATGTTTTGGAATGAACACTGTTTCAAAATTTGGATACATGCACATATTCACAGAAGTCACGATAAGTGAGCCACGACTCAATCTATTTCCATCCGACACTTGTTCTATGAGTGGTTTGAACACTGGATCATAGTCTTCTATAAACAGGTGTTTTGTGGATGTTTTGATGAACGCTAGAAATGGCGACTTACTTTTTAAATGGTCGGTTCGTAATTCGACATTATTCAAACCTTCCAACACCTCTTTGAGAATATACGATTTGCCTACACCATATCCACCACAGATGAACACATTCTTTCTTTCACGCAAATACCTACGAATGAGTTCAATTTGTTTGGTGTGAATCGTAGCCACGGTATTTTTGACTTCTTTTTTTTGTGGAATAGTTTTAATGAAGGAGTCCATTGATGATCTTACTAATCAGGCCATAGATTTAGTGCTAGAAAATGACGCACTACATAAACGTGTCGTAGAACCTTTAAAAAGAAAAATTTTACCATACGTTGCATGTGGAGTTCTTACCAATGTGATTATGTTCATTCTTTTGGTGTACCTTGCTCGACGTCTATCTCTTCTTCCTCTTCCTCTTCCTCTTCCTCTTCCTCTTCCTCTTCATCAAGAATGATTTCATCGTAATCGTCATCGTCATTTGGTGATGGTGGCTGCTTGGAAAGGAATTTTCCCGCCCTTTCTAGGGGTGTACCCTTAGTTATAGCTTCTACAGTTTCGATTGTTTTGGGAAGCTTCAGAATTGGTATTGAACGCACAGTAAGAATCTCGGGTTTTGTAAATACGTTCTCAAGGGGATATTCTTTATCGAATTCAATCATAATTTTAGACGGAATTGGTGGAGACTGTTCAATCAGTCTATCGTATTCAGCTTTACAATCTTCTACAAATTTCAAACCATCCTTCTTTCTTTCATCTCGTGGTATAGCTAACATTAAACGAATATTTCTAGACAAGAGTCCATGGGATAACGCAGCAGTTCTATGATTTTCCATGAGTTCATTAATCTTCAAAAATTGCATGACTGTCGCGATGAGACCAGCCACAAGATTTAAACCACCTATGATAGATGGGGCAGCGGGTTGAATACTCACGGGTAAAGTAGATTGTGCAAAGTTTGCAGTACCAGTTATTGTAGAAAGAACAATTACAGGTAGGGTAAATTTCATACTCAAATCCTTAAACATCATGAACGACCTATGATGCATAAATCGATAACACGCACAGGCTTCACCCCATTGGCGTAGTATATTTTCATGCTGGTCATTCCATATAATTTTTTCTCTGACCATGTTATAATAGATGAATATAATTTTCCTACTTCATACTATTTTTCTGTTACTGATTTTGATTATACCTTTTACCAACAATCGCAGAAATCTTGAGTTTTACTCCATGGTTATACCATTTATCTTCTATCATTGGTCTGTTAATGATGACACATGTGCATTAACTCAAGCGGAGTCTTATATGACTGGTAAGTCTAAGGATGAAACTTTTATGGGTCGCCTGGTTGGTCCTATTTACAAAATGGAAGAGAATGATATAAATAAGATGACAAAGACGGTGTTTTTCGCACTATGGGCATTTACACAGTACAGGTTAGGTGTGTTTGATACATTTTTCGAAGAACTACGCCACAGCTACAAGAACACGGTGAAGTGAATTCCTTACTTCTTCTTTGAGAGTTCTTGAACCATTTTCATGAATTCTCTGTTTCGACGAATCTTTGGGTCTGCCGCAATGAGACGAAGAAGAGTGGAAGTGGGTATTTTGGGTGTATTCCCTGTGGGTTTAGTGGTCTTCTTCAGTTTCTTCTTAGCATTCTGAAGTTGCTTAGCTGTTGGCATTTATTATAAGCCACCAAAATATTTGAACTTGTCAAAGAAATGAACACAAGACTTGAAATTGTCATACACAATCATACATAACGCATCCGCTATGTCGTGTTTTCTCTCATAGGGAATGTCTCCATCTATATATTTCTCGGCGATGGATACAGTTCTCTCCTTTCTTTGGTCATAGTCTAGATGTCTCATACCAAAATGTACATGCATGCTCACAGGTGATACCAATATAACCTTATCTCTGAACATGTAATGCAAAAGAATCTCGATATTTTGAAAGCCACCCGGTGGTTGTCGTTCTATAAGTATTTTGTCAGCTGAATCGAAAATACTTTGGTGATCTTCCACAAATAAAGGAATCGTGTCTACAAAATCATTCGACTTTATATATTTATAGTCTTCCAAACTTACCTTTTTCAGGAACTCCACTGTAATTTTTGGTCCCGATAAAGACTCGGCTAAAACGAGACCCATATTATGAAACCCAATATCTATGGCCAGGACCTTCATGCCTTTAAGTGAAAGAATTTCCTTAACTATAAGTATATGAAGAACAAGCAAAAAACTCAGTTATTGCTATTGACGGTTGTTGTACTTGTCGCGGTTGTAGGCTACATGTTCTACAACCCCCAGGTTGTTGAGGTCCCAGTGGAGGTAGCTGTACCAGTTCCAGTGCGTCCAGTACCTACACGTCGTGGGCAGGTTAGGGAACCAGAATTCAGAGGTCCCCCTATCAAGCAGTACAAACCTGGGCACATGCAACAGATGGGTATCCTCATCGATGGGGAAGGTGAGACCCTACCCCTCTACGGTAAGGAGGTCCGTGGTCGCCGCGATCGCTACAACTACTACACCACCACCGGGGGTGAGAACTTGTACCCAGTATCGGTATCCCACAATGCCCGCGACTGCATGGAAGACATTGGGTGCCAAGAGCTATATGGAAATGAAACAGTCACCGTTCTAGGTAAGACTGGTTCATTCACAGTAAACATGTACAGGACTGACGACTTTTTCTAAGTTAAGTACGTTTTTGTATATCCCTCGCAGCGGTGGTTGTTGAAAACACACAAGATAAACAACAAGCAGCTGCCAGTAATCCAGTTTGAGGTGTGAGAGGTAGGCGTAAAATACCTGTAGTACCACTTCCCGTGATAAATATACAGATAATCAGACATATTAGAGAGGCTATATGCATAGGTCCATCACCAAGAATAGACATCATCTACTATAAATAACGATTTTTATTACTCAGCTGGAGTCTCCTGACTCTTTTTTACACGTTTCTGTACGTCATTTACAAGTGAACTTGTCTGACTGGAAGAACAGCATGCTGAAAGAGCACAAGCTGCTAATATTGGGGGTGTTTTCATAGGAATTCTCATAATACCCATAAGGCCCATCACTGAACAAAGCAAGCATGCAATTGTGAAACCTAATTGGGTATTACCCATGGGTTCACCCGAGGTTTTAAAGATGTCTCCTAACATATTACTATAGCTCAACAAAAATTATTTCGCAGACTGTCATACTCTCTTGTTAGAAATCCAGTGTTTCCCCGAAAGTCTCGCCTTTGTCCGCAAAAGTTCAATTATCGTGTCATCATCGAGATGTTTAAGAAAATCCACCTTCATCTCGATATCGTCAAGTTGATGAGACTCCTTTTTACCCTGTACGTATGGCCATGTGTGTTTTCGTAATGATTTGAGTTCTTCTTCCAATTGTCTAATTCTAGGAAGAAGAACTTTATGAATCATTATTTTAAGTTCAATTACATCACCCATCTTATCGTATGTGCGTTTTTTATCTTTATACACAATAAGATGTCACTCCCACAAGGTAAGAGGGATTTTATAAAAAAATTAGTAACAGGTTTGAATGATTTGATGGAAATCACTAATATAACGAATCAAATTGGCATCAGTCCGAGAAATGAAATGGAAGAATTCATCAAAAAACACTTTCTCATTCAAACCGATAATGGTGAGTACACTGTTAACAAAGTCAGGGTTCGTATGGCTGTAGCGTCTCTTGATTTCGACTTATTATACAAACTATTGGTACATCTTGATAGTTTGGGTTTGACATTACAAAAAGTGTTTATGGAAGCCCAGCTTAACCCACTTTATTTTGGTCAAGAGGATATGTTGTATGCCAGATTGATTGCGAGTGATGATTTGGTAAAATTTTCTGATTTGATTTTATACTGAATAAATAATCTCAGCCAAGAGTAGATGCAGTATCTAGAACTGAAAAACAAGGCTAAGAAGCAGGGTCTTCGTGTCACCAAAACTGTCAAGGGGAAACGCGTGAAGCTCACAGCTAGGGAACTCCGTTCTAAAATTAGGATGAACTTTGAGAACAGTGTGAAAAATGCACAGAAAGTTATCAAA